GAAGACATATCGTCTTCATCTAAGATCGCAGTAACAGAAACACCGCCCAAGCGCAGGCTGTCAAAAAACGCATTGTTAAATACGTTCGCCGCTACCGCGCCAGTTCCAGCGCCGTTAAAGAACACAACCGCAGTCGTACCCGCAGGAACCTCATAGTCGTTACTCGCGTTATAGGTGCCTTGAAATAAAACAATACTGCGAGAACCAGATAAGCTGTTGCGGACATAAATGATCTTTTCAGAGTCATTCGGCGTCAACTGAACGTATGCCGTTGCTCCCAAGTCGCTACTGTCAGAGAATATTACTAGGCGGTTTCGCCCATTAGATGTTGCCCCGTCACTTACAGGGAGATTGTTTGGTGAGCCCGAAGATCCCGCCGAAGACAATGCCACAGTGACTTGCCCGTCGAGTGCCGTGTCTAAAAGTTGAAGGTTTGTGTTAGTAGTATCACCCCATGTACCAGACTGTTCGCCTGTTCCAATGAGTTCAATCCCGTTGTTTAATGTATATGTACTAGGCATTTTCTATCCTATGCTGCTATCTCAGTCCAACCGGAAGATTGAACTGGGTTAATTGGAGTATAACTCGGATTTTGATTTGGAACAATAGTTCCCCAAACCAGGGGCGTACCGACCTGCCCTGTAGCTGAAACACCCGTCACATCGACATTCGCCTTGGCAACCGTCGTAACTGATCCGACCTGCCCTGTAGCGGAGACGCCTGTCACATAGACCGTCATTCCTAATTCGACAACAACCGAACCAACGCCTCCCGTAGCGGAAAGACCGACCGCTGGGACATTTGCTGTGCCTGTAGTTGTGACAGTGCCTACGTTACCTACGGCATTAACGCCAGTAACGGCGACATCCGCAGCGGCATTAACCGTTACAGTTCCCACCGACCCTGTGGCTTCTAGCCCCGTGACCGGAGTGTTTGCATTGGCTGTAACCGTAGAAGTACCTACGTTGCCCGTAGACGCAACACCCGTTACGCTAATGTTCGCTTCCGCTATAACAGAAACGGATCCTACCGCGCCAACGGCCTCTTCCTCTTGAACGATGACATGAGTGGAGTTGCCCTTAACTGTGACCGAGCCAACAGATCCTGTAGCTTCTAACCCCGTAACTGGAGCGTTTGCATTGGCGACAACAGAGACGGATCCGACGGATCCTGTGGCCTGTACCCCATCAACTGAAATCTTCAGGATAGGTGTGCCAAACGATCCGTCGCTCCATGTGGACCTACCCCACCCTTGATATAGAGTTGACGAGGCCACGGGCTATCTCCTCTAGGCTATACGGATAATAGCGTCAGACGCATTTACTGTCGGGAAAACAATAGTAAAGTCCCCTGCTGTTGATGTCTTATCTGAGCCAAAATCCAATACGATTACACTAGGATCACCCGCGGCACTGTCGTTGTATATCAACGCGCCGCGTGCCGTAATCGTCGCGGTGCTAAACGTCAAGTTTGCAAAGCTAGTTAACGCTGTAGTACCAGAATCTGATGGATCAACACGCGTAAGCGTTCCACCCCCCGCTGAATACCCAGTGCCGGAAATTTCATTCGTCGCTGTGTACGCGGTAGTATCGGCATCAAACGATGCGCTATTTGTATATAGTGCCAGCTTAAACGTGCTACCCCCTGAGTTTTTAAAGTTATGCACGGCCTCAAGAAGCTCTTTCTTAAAGCTCGTACACATGAAGTTACCTGAAAAGGCCATGTCACAATCTCCTTATAAGTTCTGCGAGGTCTGGGTGACCCGCGTCATTGAGTGCATTATATACCGTAGTTCTGTCACTTTTAACAGCGTCTCGTAAGTAGAACCCTACAAGTTGAACAATCCGTTTTTTAAAAGCGTGTGCTTGCGCCTGTATTGCTGGATGTGATTCATCAGATACTGATATAATTTGTTCTGCACACCGTTCAGCTAATTCTTCCGGCGTAAAGCCTCTATGTTGAGTGGTGTGTACCTCAACATTATAATTCAATGTATTACTTTTAATCTCAGGAATCATGTACGCGCTTTCCTAATTTGTCCATAGCGATATTCATCAACCACCTCTTGAGCCTCGCCCAAGTTCTTCAGTCTAGAAATACCTTCTCCCAGACGCTGGTTGTACATCTGCATAAGATTAGGATCTCCCTTCATGTAAGTATACGCTTCCACCAAGGATCCATATAGTAAAGCAATCTCTGCGTTGGTAGATAACCAACTGGTTCCAGAGTCTGTACCCGCCGTCAGTGAGAGCGGACGATACAAATAATGTATGTCAACTGTGTAGTTAGCGTTGGGTGTAGGGCCGATAATAAAGTTGTCTACGTCGAATTGGGCGTAATATTTTGGCTGACCTGTAGTGGTAGCATCAGGAGTATATGTTTGAATAAAGTCTAAATCTTTAAACAATAAAAACTCTTTGTCCCCGTTCACGTCAATGCTTAACGAAAAAGGAGCTAGAAAATCACTAGGTGCCGCGAGATACTGATTGCCGCTAGTCATAGATCCAGATTGGTTCTTCTGAAACAGGCTTAACTGCACGCTCTTTAGTATGCGCTCTTCAGCCAGCCGAATAAACAAAGGCAAGTTATTTACAAAACTTGTCTCGTCGTTTTCTGTATAATCTTGAATGGCTTGTTTAAGTTCGCCGTATGTCATGCTCATGATGTGGTCACCGTAACAACTCCTACAGAACCAACAGCCACTAAGTTGTTGGGTGGAGATAGTCCCTCTTGATAATTAAATCCAACAGGGTTCCATCCCCACTGCAACGCCCGTTGCTCCGGAAGACCCGTTTCCGGTCTGGGATTATACAACGCCTGTGGATCAGGCCCAACTCGTATAGGCTCTAGCTGTGGGTGTTTTGGCTCGTACTCATCCGGTCCAACCAAAGCCCCCGTCCATTCCCTGCGCATATTACGCAAACGGAATCGAAACCCTGATCTGTCAGATATTCCCCAAGCCTTATTTCCACTAGCGTACGTCATTACACCCTCAAATATCTAATACTAGGTTGTAGTTTCAATGGTGTGCGTCCTTCATCTTCGTCGGCAGCACGTTGGAACTCTTCCTCGTATATAGCTTTTAAAAACTGCAACCTGTCGGGTGCCCGTTTCATACCCATGTAATACGCCAGTCCCGCCACCATGCAAGGATAGAAGCGAAAAGGCATGTCCGTAGTATTAACTAGGTTATCTGCGTCATCGATTCTGCGAACATAATAGTAGACAAGTTGATCTGTTGAGTTCTCTGGGACAGCCCATAAATTTATTACAGGGTTAATTTGACGATCAAAGAAAAATTGGCTTGGACGACCTTGAGTTGTTTTGTTTGGTAATCCAGAGTAATCCCCGCGACTAATCCGATCTATAGAGTAGTCCGTATTATTTCTACGAACGGTTACATCAAGAACATCGACGACATCCGCTAGTAACGTCTCTTGTGCTTGTCCTTGAGTAAGAGTGATTGTAGCCTGTTTTACCGTCCAAAGGTTTAACCCTCGATTAGCCCAGTCGGCAAACATCAGGTTTAAAGACCTTCGAGCCGTCCTGGCGTCGTAGCCTGTGCGAACTTCTAATCCGCACCGCTCGTAGGCTTCTTCGATAATCTCGCCTACGTCTAAGTTAAAGTCTCTAGTCCCTGATACTGTCATGTCATTAGCTCATGTTGCACGGGCGTGGGGTTTTGCCAGCCATTACAGCACCGCCGTTGCGATACCCTTTAACCTTACCACCATCCATATATCCTACTTTACCGCCTTGTTTGTAACCCATGCGTGCCGCCACTTGAGGAGATGATTTTTTCAAGGCTCTCATGCCTGCGCCTTCGTTACCTGCTGGAATTTTCTTTTTCATGATTTTTTCGTCCTCTTCCTTTTGGCTGGAGACACCCGACGCGGCTTACCCGCAGGCTGTCCTAGTTTAGATTTCTCACGCACCTTACTACGTTTTTCACTCGCTGTCATTTCTTTGCTGGTCTTAGGTGTTTTAGAACTTACACGCTTGCTTGGACGACAATAAGGAGTATCTCGTTTCTCCCCCTTTTTGCGACCACAAGGTTTGCCTGTTCGAACGTCCTTCCAGTCTTCTTTAAACCATCTTTTTAAGGCCGCGCCTTTTTTTGTTTTTCTAACAGCCATTAGTAGCTATTCGTCTCTTTGCGACGACCCTCTTGCACACTACCGCAACCATGGGCAATAAACCCTCCGTTCGCCAACTTTTTCTTTACAGGGCGTTTTCTTTTTTTAGAAGATTCGCCCCAGTTTGCCGCTCCTACTTTTCGGCATTTGGCTACCGCTCCGCTTGCGTACGCGCTGGGCCATACCTTGTACCTTGCCTTCACCTTCTTGGCGCAGGCGTCTAACTTTTTCTTTTTTTGCTTTGCCATTATTCCTCTCCTCTGGTGGCGTGGACACCTGAAAGGGTATTGATGTTCTGCTTATACTCATTAAAACGTGCGCTCCGAACTAAAAAATCTTGCCACATAGGTTTAATCATGTCGTAGTTTTCGCCTACTCTATAAGTAATAACCGCAGTATCCGCTTTAAGCTGATACAGTTGAAGTGCCCCCCAACTTAATAATCCAATAGTTGCTAATGAAGCTAAATTATTAAAGTCTAGTTTCATCATTACCATGCCTTACACGACCAGTATTTGGCCTTTAACTTGTCTAAAGTGCCTTTGTCACAACCATGTCTAGCTCGGAAAGACTTCCTACGTTTAGGGTTGTCTTTCTTTATGGTCATGTTGGCATCTCCAAACCTGATTATTTTTTCTTTGCCTTTAGAACAAGCCTTTACAACAGACTTTTTGCCGCCCGAGATTTGTCTCTTGGGCTTGTTGCATTTCATCTTGGACTTGTCGATCTTAGCCATATCTACTCCACAAACACTGTTATCGTAGTGCTATCAGGTATGGACGCATACACGCCCTTTTTTGCAAGTATACCATCCCCTGGTATGTACACTTCATCCATGCCCTGAGACGTTTCATCAACCCTGAGTAAGATC